AGTCGTCGCACACGCCGAGCGTCATGTCGTGCCCGCCGACTTCGTGATAGGTGGCCGCACGCCAGACGCGAACGTGGTTGGGCGCGAAGAAGATCTGGTGGAGCGACGACGCGTTGGCCGGGAAGCTGCGGTTGACCTTGAGCGTCTGTTCGCCGGCCTTCTGTTCGTAGTGTTCCCAGCCCCAGTCGGCGCCGTACAACTCGAAGCTGCCGTCGGCGCGGAAGTTGGCCGCATCCGAGTAGATGAAGTCGGCGTCGTAGACGTCCACAGCACGCGCGATCTCGGCCAGCGCGTGCGGCAACAGAAGGTCGTCGTGATCGAGTTCGACGAGGTACTCGCCATGACACTGATCGCACGCGTACTTCTTGAGCGCGCCGACCCCGAGCGGGGCCACCCACGCCGGCGCCACCAGAGCGCGCACGCGCGTGTCGTCGATCTCGGCCGGCAGCGTGGCGCCGTGATTCAGCACCACCACCCACTCCCAGTCCGCGTAGCTCTGGGCGATCAGCGAACAGAACGCATCGACCAGATACCGGGTGTCGTGGCTCGGCGTGAAGATGCTGAATTTCATGTGTTGTACGGCACCGTCGAGGCCCACCACGTTGACGAGTCGGTCCACAGATTGACGAAGGTGACCACCGTGCCCCACACCGGATTGCCGACTGCCCACTTCACGGTGGCCGGCAAGGTGATCGACCCGCTGCCGTTGACGAGGATGCGCGCGACCTGTCCACCGGTGCCGGTGAGGGCGGTGACCGTGCTACCGGCGGTCATGCCGACGGTTTGATACTGGCGAAAGTCGAGCGCACCGTTGAACGCGCCGGCATAGGTGTACAGGCCGTTGACAGAGGCTGCGCTGACCACGCGCGTGTTGGCCGTCAGCGACCCGTTCGCGTTGAGCGTGAACGAGTTGGCTTCGTGCAGCACCTTGTAGGCATTCGCACCCGCCGACCAGCCGCCAAACTTCAGCGCGTTGTCGGTGTCGATGCCGAGCATCGTGGCGAACACGCCGGGGCGATGGAACACGATGTACGCGGCGTGCGTGCCACCCGGACCGCTGTACTGCTGGAAGTAGGACCCGGCGGGGGCGGCAACGGCCATTGCGCCGGTGGTGCCGTTGGTGGTGACCACGCCGCTGGGATAGATGTGGCGCGCGGCCAGATCGCGGAGGTCGGCCTTGACGCCGCTGTTGACCTCCAACAGACCGACACTGTTCACGCCAAGGCCGACGTCCCACGTTGCAAAGTTGGTGGCCCACCAACTCACGATCACGCCCGACTTCAAGCCCAGCACGCCCGGCGCGAAGCGGTAGTTGAGCGCCCCGCTGATGGCGACGTCGAGCAGGCCGGTCCCGGCGCGGTAGAGGCCGCTGGCGGTTTCGTTGATGAAGGTCAGCGAGGGCGCCACGGCAGTGCCATCAGTCACCTGCGTGCTGCCCGTGGCGGCGACCTTGAACAACTCCGCCGTCGTGGCAACCGCTCCGGCCGCACCCGACGGCGCCGCCGTGACGGCGAAGCGCGAGATGCCGGCGATGGTCACAAACGCGTTCATGCCGGAACCGGCGTTGATCAGGCGCCAGTTGGTCCCGTCGTAGTACAGATTCGAGCCGAATTCGCAGGTGTTCGCGTCGGCGCGCAGATGCCCGGCTGCGCCGACGTCGAGCGTCATCTGTGCCGGCCCCCACGCGCGCGGCGTGGTGCCGATGCCGGCGCTGCCGCCGACCACCAACTGGTTGAGCGACTTGTTGAAGGTCAGCCCGGAGGTGCCGCCGAACACGCCACCGTCGTTGAACTGGACGTGCGTGTTGGCGCCGCCCGGCGTGCTGCTGGCGCCAGCGGCCCCCTGTGGGCCTTGCGGGCCACTGCCACCCTGTGGGCCTTGCGTGCCGACTCCGGCGGGGCCTTGCGGGCCTTGCACACCCGCACCGCCCGCGGCGCCCTGCGCACCGGCCGCGCCTTGCGGACCGGCGGCACCCTGCGCGCCCACCGCGCCTTGCGGACCGACCGCGCCTTGCGGCCCCATCAGGCTGACCGAGATCGGCCACGGCTCGGCGTCGGCAAGGAACACGACATCGACGAAGTGGAAGGTGCTGCCCGCGTCGAGGTTGGCGACCCCCGGGCCGCGCCGCGAGCCGGCCAGCGTGACGTTGCCGCCGTTGCTGAACGGGAACAGAGCGGTGTAGGTGGGGAAGTCGCCACTGCCGCCCGGCGTGGTCACCCCGGCGATCACCGTGGCGCCCTGCGCAACAGACACCGGCGCCGGCAACGCCACCGTCACCCAACCGGTCGCGCCACCGTCGTTGCCGATGGCCTGCGACGACAGCACGGTCCACGGCGCTACGCTCAACAGAAGGCGGACCGTGCGCGAGGTGCCCGAGCCGGCCACCCGGTAGTAGCGGACCGCGGTGACCTGTCCGGCCGTGTCGAAGCGCAACAGCGTGCCGAGTTCTGTGGAGGGCAGCGCGTTCGAGCTACCGGTCGGCGCCAGAGCGTCCGGGGTCGGATGCTCGGCGACCGCAACGTACCCCGCGGTGCTGCGCTTCGGCCCGTACAGAATCCCGGTGTTCTCGTCGATGTAGAAGTCGCCGATGGTCCCCAGCGCATCCGCGGGTGGGCCGATGCCGCTCAACACTTGGCTGCCGGGCGTGCCTTGTGGACCCTGCGCACCGACCGGGCCTTGCGGACCCTGCGCACCGGGTTCGCCAGTCCCCGGCGTGCCGCCGGGTGGGCCTTGCGGCCCCTGTGGGCCTTGCACGCCCGCGCCAGTGGCGCCCTGCGGGCCTTGCGCACCCGCGGCGCCCTGCGGGCCTACCGGGCCTTGCGTGCCCACCCCGGAGGGTCCCTGCGCGCCGATGGCGCCTTGGGCGCCCTGCACGCCCTGTGGGCCGATGACGCCCTGTGGGCCGATGGCGCCCTGCGGGCCTTGGACCCCGATGGGGCCTTGCGCGCCGGGGGCGCCCTGCGCACCGGTGCCGCCCTGCGGGCCTTGCGCACCGACGTCGCCTTGGAAGCCGCGCGGGCCGGGCGGTCCGTCCGGGCCGATGTCGCCCTGCGGGCCTTGCGGACCCGGGATGCCGGCGGGGCCGCGCGCCGACTCGGCGATGACGAGGGTGGGCGGCGCGGTGGGTGGCACCAGCACCACAGGCGGCGCGGGCGCCAGCGCGGTGGTGATGAAGACGACGTCGCGCGGCGTGTCCGGCTCCTCGATGACGAGGACGCCGGCCGGCTCCGTGATCAGGACGACATCGCTCATCGCTTGCCGCTGCGTCGCTCGGCGAGGGTGGGTAGGGGTCGCTCGGCGAGCGTGCGCGTGACGACGCGCGTGACCGGCGACTCTGCGTCGGCGGTGACCGCGAGGTTGACCTTCACCTCACCCTGCACCAGACGATCCTCGGTGCCGTCGAGGTTGTAGCACTTCAGGTCCCAGAAGCCGTCTGTTTCGACCAGATCGGTTTTCTCGTCGGGCACCGTGATCTGCACGTTGCCGTTGCTGTCGGCGGTGATGCCGCCGTTGGTGTCCTCGGAGGCGACCGTGAACACGACCTCGGAGGTGAGCTTCTGGCCCTTGCGCATCTGCACGCGGAACTGGCAGCCGGAGAAGTCACGCCCCTCGTCGATCTGCATGTTGCCGTTGTCGTCGAGGATCGGGTTGCCGTCCACGTCCACCTTCAGCGTGCCGAACTGGAACTTGGGGAAGCGGAAGGTCGCCCCCTGTTCGATCACCACATCGTAGGTTGCCGCCGCCATCAGATTCTCCGCATCCGCACCGACAGATTGGCGCGTGTGTTGCCCTTGTTGGCGCGGGTCATCGCGCGGTTCACGCCGGCCGTGAAGACGTTGCGGTTGTACTGGGCGGCGATGGGATTGCCGTACGGCTTGCCCGGCGTCATCTGCAGGGTGGACTTGGCGCCCGCAGCGATCACGTCGGCCCAATCCTCGTACAGAACATCGCTGACGGAGGTGGCGCCGCGCTTCGGCTTGAGCGCGACGCGCAGGGTGATGACGCTCGCCTCGTCGGCCTGCGGGATCGGCCACACCGACAGCGTGCGCGCATCCTTCTGGAAGTAGACGCGCGGCGTGCCGCCAGAGGTGGACAGGAAGTCGTTGTAGACGGTCGCGTAGTCCACGTCGTCCGGTGCGTTGGGCGGCAACAGATAGTGCCGGAACCACACCTTCAGCACCTTGCAGATCAGGTGATCTGTGGGCGGCGCGAGGTCGTAGTCCACCACCCCGGTCTTCACGCTGATCGCATCGTGGTCCGCCTGCAGCACCAGCGACTTCTCACAGAATTCGATGGCGGCCGAGATGATCGCCTCCATCGCGCCCGCGTCGCTGATGCCCGGACAGTCGGGCACGACGTACGGAAGGAATTCGTCGAGGCTGACCATCAGGTGCTTTCCATTTGGATCGCCACGCCATCTGGCGAGGACCCCTTGCTGTGCAGGTCAGGCGAGAACGCAACGTCCTTCTTGGTCTTCAGGTTGAGCAGGCCCATGAAGGTCTGCAGGTACGCGGAGGCCAGTTGCGCGTTCTGCGAGAACGCCGAGTCCTTGCTGTAGCAGCGGAACAGAACGTAATTGACCAGCGGGTCGAGATAGATGTCGGACAGGTCCAGCGTGTCGTCGAGCTTGGTGACCGTCGCCGGCAGCTTGACGTAGATGATCTCCAGCTTGGCGATGCCGGTGCGCTGGTCCGGCTTGACCGCGGGCGGCGACACATAGAAGTGGGTCGGGTCGCGGTTGTCGTAACAGTAGTTGCGGATCACCGTGGCCGCCTTGCGCGAGTGCCACAGAGGATCCTGCGCGTCGAGAACCTCACGATCCACCAGACGCACGGCGCGCATGGCGTTGACCGTCGCAGCCTGCGCGCTCGCGCCGGCGACGGTGGTCGGAATGTTGCGCACCACGTCCAACAGACGCAGGCCACCGGCTGGCAACGTCTGTTTGCTGCCCGCCACCAGTTGGAGTTCGACGTTGAGCGAACTCGCGTCCGGGCGCACCACCACCACAGCGCGCTCGCCGTCGGTGAGCCACTGGAACAGTTCGGCGTTGAGCCAGCGCACCCCGTCCGGCGGAGTCGCTGTGTTGAGCGGGTCCTGCAACAACAGACGCACGCGCGTCAGGACATCGGATGCCAGCATGGCTGCTCCAGTCGGTCGTACAACAACCCGCCGGGGTTTCCCCCGACGGGCTTCAAGCGGCCGAACAGATCAGGCTTGCGCGACGTACACGATCCCCATCGCTTCCGGCTTGGTGTTGCCGTAGCCGAACACGTTGAGGCCGCGCACGATGTTCCCGAACGTACGCTCCGAACGCAGCGTCTCCACGTTGGTGATCTGCGACGCGAAGCTGATCGCATCCCGCGTGCCGAACAGACACTCGACCGCCGTGGGGTGCCCGGTATCGACCGGGTTCATCGGCTCGTAGTTGTTGGTCAGGTACACGGTGAAGCGATCCACCGTTCCGATCTTGCCGTTGCGGATCGGCGACACGTCATCGCCGGTGAGGTACGCCGCCTTCAGGTCGGAGGTCTTCAGCATGAAGCCCATCCACGCCGGCAGCACGATCCAGCGCCCCGTCTCCGGCACGTTCTGCTCGTCCAGCACGAGGCCGGCGCGCAGGATGATGTCGAGCGGGTTGACCGACAGTGCCGTGACGATGGTGCCGGTCGGTGCGCTGTTGGCCGGGATCAGCGGCGCGCCGACCTTCCCCAGATTGATGTTCTGGGAGATCACGCCAGCCTTGTCGCCCTGATTGGCCGCCGGGACCACGGTGGACCAGCGCCCGGTAACCGTGCCGGTCGGATGGTTCAGCACGGTGCCGTCGATCTTCATCTTCATCTGTTCGGCGGCGTCGTTGGTGAACTCGTCCATCAGCTTCAGGTCCGATTGCACCGCATCGACGTCATCGAGGATGACGCTGAAGTACTTGCCCTTGTCGATCAGCAGTTCGATGGAGGGCGCGTCGGGGATCTGGTTCTGCAGATCCAGCGACTTCTTGTAGTCCAGCACGATGATGTCCGGCGCCGTGCGGATGATCACGCGGTCGCCGTGGCTCTTGATCTCGCCTTCCCAGTCGTTGTTGGTGATGTCCGACAGGACGGTGTGGCGGTAGAACTTGACCTGCATCTTGCCGCTCCAGACTTCGGGAATGAAGCGGGCATTGGCGCTCGTGCCGTTCGACGAATAGTCGATGGTGCGCGGGGGCGCAAGGGGAAAGATCGGAGGGGGCATGATTCTCTCTTGGGGGTGACGCCCTACCCTGCGTCAACAGACCTGCGGCGCGTCAGCGCACGCGGCCCTCGGCAGCGGCGGCGTTGATTTCGGCCTCGGTGAGAATCGCGCGTGCATCGTCGATGCGCCCGGCGCGCCAGTCGGAGTAGAAGGCGTGGATCTGCGCGCGGGTGATGATCTGCTTGCCCGCGGGCGTCACGCTCCTCGACGACGAATCCGGCACGACGTGCGACTCCAATGCGTTGCGCGCGTTGGTCACCGCGTTTTGATGGTTGTCCTTCCACCCCGTGAAGAAGCGCGCCACCCTCTGTGCGTCACGAGCGTCCTTCGCACGGTCCAGCAGAGCCTGCCGGGGCAACCCCGACAGATCGTCCAGCCCATCCAGCCACGTCAGGAAGTCGTTGTTGACGTTGATCTGTGCCCAGTCGGGCACCATCGTGGTCAACAGATCGACGAAGTTCTGCCACTGGATCTCGGCTGCCGACTTGCGCAGGTCCGTGACCTCGGTGCGGACCTCGTCCAACTGGCGTTGCACGGGCGCGGCACTCTGTGCCATCACCTCGCGCGCGGCGCGTCGGGCCATGTCCACCAGCGGCTCGCCGAACTCGGCGACCTCTTCCGGCTTGATGAGCGGTTCCACGGGAACCTTGCTCTGTACGTCTTCGATCTGCTTGGCGAGCGCGCCGACCTTCTCGTTCAACCCGCTCACCGTTTCCTTCAAGGCGCGATTCTCCGCAGCCATGCGAGGGACTTCGGCGTTGTACTTGCCGGTCAGAACCTTGTAGCGCGCCTCCCACGAATCCTCCGGCGGAGCCGCGTGTTCCGTCGTGTCCGGCGGAGCGGGCTGCTCGGGGGGTTCGGGTGGGGCTGCTGCCTCGGGGGCGGGCGTCTCGATCGGCGCCGGTGGTTCGGGTGCCGCGCTTTGCGGCTGCCCGTACGCCTCCGCGTGCAGCTTGTTCGCCAGTTGTTCTGCTCTCTCGACTGCCTGTGGAAGTGCCATCTGTGCAAGCCTCTGTCGGTCCCCGCGAGCGATGTTCCGTCTTCGCCGTGACGCTGGTAGGTATTTGCCGTTCAGCTAATGCGTTCGGTGCTGCGCTTGCGGTGCATCACGCTCATGGCCTCGTTGCTGACCCGGAGCAGTTCGTTCAACTCCTGTACCGCGCCCTGCATCCAGCGCGCCGTCACCTCGTCTTTGGCGAAGGTGAGGCTGACCGTCTTGTTGCGGGCGCTCAACTCGATCCATTCCTTCACGACCAGCCAGTCTCGATCATTCTGCAGACCAGCGAGCGCGGACAGAACCTTGTCGTCGGCGCGCTCCACTACTTCTTCTTGCCGCGAAACGCGTCTGCCATGTTGCCGAGTCCACGACCGAGCGGGCTGTTCGCAAACTGATCGCCAAGGGTTTGCTCGGGCAACACGACGCCGCGCTCCGCCGCGGCCTTGCGCGACACCGCGTCGTCGAGCCTTGCCTTCTCGGTCTTGGCCTTGCTCTCCTGCATCGCCATCACGGAGCGCGCGCCCTCACCGACCGGGCCGTCCATCGACGCGAGGAACCGCTTGCCGCGCTCGACATTCTTGGTCCAGCCCTCTTTCTGGACCTTGTCCTTGATCGCCTCGAAGGCGCCGGCCTTGGCGCCCGCGTTGGCAGCGGCCTGATCCAGATCCGCCGCGCTGGCGCCGGGGCTGCTCGGCGCGGTGTCCACCGTGCTGGCCGGGGTGGCCGCCTGCATGGCCTCCGCAGCCTGCGCGGCCTGCGTGTTGTCGGCCATCGACGCCTGCACCTCGGACGCCTGCGCCGCGTTGGCGCCGACGTCGGACATGAGGTTGCTCTGGTCCTCGAACATGCCCACGCTGCCGCCGTCGTCGTAACGCTTCACCGGTTTGTGGAATGCCATGCCGGCGTGGTGACGCACGCCGTGGACCACGGTGTTGGATCCCTTGCGGGAGTCGCGGCTCAAGTGTTGTCCTTGACCTTGACGCCGGTGCCCAGCGGACGCCCCTTGGCGTTGCCCGCCATCTTCGGGTCGCTGCGCGCTTCCGTCTTCGGATTGGACGCCTTGTTCTTCTTGAACTTGGCGATCTTGGCTGTTCCCTTGCTTGTCATCTTGCCTCCATCGGCGTAACCGCGACGCTTCATCCCGGCAGCGGCACCGGCCGCACCGGCTGCGGCGGCAGCGGGGGCCGCGGCGGCGCGCTGCGCCATGGCGGCCTGTTGGGCACCCTGCTGGGCACCGGCGGCGGCGCCCGCGGTGGCGGCGCGCTGCGCCATCATCGGCTGGGCGGCGGCCGTGCGCTCGCGTGCGTACATGCCGACCGCGCCACCGTTCGCCATCTTCTTCGGCTTGCCCTTCGCCTTGTCGTCACCCTTGCCCTGCAGCCACGGCGGCAGGGACTTGCCTGATGTCTTGCTCATGGGTTTGCTCTCTCTGTTACGGGGCCGGTGATGGTGCTGGGGGACCGCCGCCTGCATCTGGCGGCAGCATAGGCTGCTCTGTTGCACCCTGCAAGGCCGGTGGCGGATTGCCACCCGGCGGCTGCTGTTGCGGGTCCGGCTGTTGCGGCGGCGCGCCACTCGCCTGCAACGGCTGTGGCTTGGCAGCAGGCACCAGCTTGTCGGTGTCCATCTGCAGCGAGCGCGCCACTTCCTTCAACAGATAGCGGCGGCCGTCTTCGCCCATCAGCGGCGCGTCGAGCGGGTTGGCGGTCTGGGCGAGGAATTCACGCTTGTTGACAGCCTGCTGCTCGCGGGAGATCAGGCCCATGGCGCCACGGGTGTTGACACGGAAATCGCCCTTCAGGAAGGGATCCGGGTCGAAGATCATGTTGTGGATGTACAGACGGGAGATCACCCCGTCGATTGCCATGTCGATGTTGGCGATGGCCTGCTTGATCCCCTTCGAGGCGTTGTCCATCAGCATCGACAGACCAGAGGCGGTGCGTCCGGCACCCGACACGTTGGCCGAGCCGTAGACGTAGTTCGGGATGCCGGTGATCTCGTCCGCCTGCTTGGAGAATTGCAGGTAGATGCCCATCAACTCGTTGGCGTTGCTCTGGGGCTGGAAGAAGTTCACCGCCCTCTGTCCGCCGCCGGTGCGATCCGACGTCATCTGCCAGATCTTCCACGGGAACATCGACGAGATGTCCTCGCCCTCGGGCAAGCGGTCCACGATCACCTCGACCTGCGGGCCGGAGGCAATCGCCATGTTGTTCGCCAGAGCGCGCGCCGCACCATTACAGACGGTCTGGATGTCGTGCATCAGTTCCGGCAGCGCGATCCCCCAGAAGGCACCCGGGATCTTCTGCCACGACGACACGTCGTAGGGGCGCGCGCCGAGCGGATGCGGGTTGATCACCGCCTTCAGGACGAACGGTCCGATCCACCACGCGTTGATCTCGTACGGCTTTTCGTCCTCCAGCTTCTGGCTCTTGTAGCCCCACTGGCGCAGGCATTTGCCCGACACCGTGCCCCAGTACTCCAGCACTTCGATTTCCTCGCTCTGCCACATGAGGGCCTTGCCCTCCATCTGGTCGCGCTGCGAGTCGGCCCCCAGCCAACTCCGGTAGCCGTCGTGGTACTGGTCGAGAGCCGCGGTGATCGCCTTGGAGTTGTAGCCGGGCGTCCCGATCATGTTGTACAGAGCCGGCGCCATCAGGCGGTGACGCTCGATCAGGTAGCCATCGTTCGGACCGGTGGAGCCGGGCGACGGATAGAGGTCGTACGGCGACACGCGACAGAACGATTGCGTCAGGTCGTTGACCTGCACCGGCTCGAAGTTCGGCCCCCACGTCATGCGCGCCTTGCGCTTGACGATGGGACCCTTGACGATGGCGGTCGGGTAGGTCACGAAGTCGTTGATGAAGTCGGAGAACGCGACCTCGTAGCCGCCCTCGCGCAACTGGTCGCGCATCTTGTTTTCCATGCGCTGCGAGGTCTTGTCGGCGGCGTCGCGCAGCATGAACAGAGCGCGGTCGTGGATCTCGGTCAGGCGCGTGGCGACGTCCGCGGGCGTGATCGACCCGGGGCCGGCTTGCTGGATCGCCATGATGGCTTCCGAGCGCACCTGATTGATGATCTGCGCCTTCAACTCGCCCGGCAGTTCGGGGTTCTGTGCGGGGTCGAGGTCGAACACATCGGTGCCGGCGGACGCCAGCACGTCCTTGATCCATGACTCCGCCGCGCGGCACTTCACGTCGGTCAGCATCATGTAGATGTCGGAGCCGCCGGTGTTGGCGATGTCCATCGCCTTGTCCGGGTCGTACATCCCACGGCGTTGCCGCTCGCACTTCAACAGACGCTCCTGCACGCCGGTGTTCTTCTCGTTCTTGGCGCGCTCCCAGCAGCGGTTGAGGTGCGCGGACAGTTCGCTCGCCAGCAGACCCGTCGTGCGCGTGGCCGACGGCGTGCTGATGGTGATCTGCTTGTCGGGGTTCGGACGGTCGAGGTAGACCACCTCGGCGGACTTGGTCGGCAGGTTGTTGTTCATGTCCAGCCGCTCGCTTTCTTCTGGACCACGGTGCGCGCGCGGATTGGATTCATGGCGGCGCGGATGCGCATGCACAGGTACTGCAGCGCGTCGTGCGGATGCGAGAACTCGTCCTTCAGCGGACGGTCCTTGTAACGCTCGACCGACGTGCGCACGCGCTCGTAGCGGTACTTGCCGTTGAAGCCCTTGCGCAACTGCTTGCACGACGGGTCGAGCAGGAAGCCGGGGCGCCCCTCGTTCAACTGGGTGAGGAAGTAGGCGACCGCTTCACGTCTCTGGATGAAGTCGTTGGTGGACGCCGGCTCGCTGTAGATGCCGGCCTCCAGCAACTCCTGCACGCAGGTCTTCTCGTCGATCTGTGAACGCACGTTGCCGGCCGGATCGCACGCCGATTCGATCTTCATCAGCGGGAAGTCGTTGATCAGCCCCGGCTTGACGATGGTGCGCGCGAACTGGCGGATGCCCATGTCCTCGGAGACGTACTCGCGCAGGATCTGTAGCTGGCCGCGCGGCGTGATCTGTCCAACCACGCAAGCCGGGGTGAGGCCGAAGTCCCAGCCCGCGAACAGACGCGCGCCGGGGACCGGCACGAGCGATTCCTTGGCGACGTGGACCGCGTCGTCGTACTCGGGGAACACCGGCTTGCCGTCGGCGGTGGTGCCGTACTTGCCCAACAGGAAGACGTTGATCCAGTCCTGATTCTTGCCCGGGATCTGGTTGAGCCAGTACCCGTAGCCGTTGCTGATGTTGTGGACGTTCTCGGCCAGCGGGTTGGGCGCGTAGTCGTCCACGTCGGCTGCGCTGTCGAGGCGGGTCAGCCCCTCCCGGTTCTTCGGCTGGTGCAACAGAGCGCCGGGTTGGCGGAAGAACTTCCAGTCAACAGGTGTGTCCTCCTCGGCGAACTTGTAGTACCAGTGGTCGTCGTCGGGCGGATTGGTGTCGAGGATCACCCCGGTGTCCACCGGCCCGCCCCAGCTTTTCGGCGGATAGCGGCCGACCCGCTGGGTGAGCATGTCGAACACCTCCTTGGGGACCTCGCTGCACTCGTTGATCCACGCGCCGGTCAGTTCCAAGCTGCGCAGCTTGCCGGTGTCTTCCGGCGAATCGAGCGCGATGAACAAAACCTCCAGATCCAACCCGGTTCCGTCACCGATGTCGGGGACGCGCATGCGGCTGGTGATGGGAGAGTCCCAGCGCATCGGGGCGATGCTGTCGGGAAACCACATCTGCCACGTCTTGATGGTGGTGCTTTTCAGTTCGGGGAACGTGTTGCGGATCACCGCCCAGCGCGAGTGACGCGTGTTGCGGTACGGCTTCTGGCGCAGCGCGTGGTGGACGATCTCCACGCAGCAGGACGAGGACTTGCCGGAGCCGACCGGCCCCATCAGTCCCCGCACGAATCCTCTGGCTTGGTGGAAGCGTTGCGCTTGCGGACCGGGCGGCGTGTAGGTCACCGTCTCCGCCTGCGCCTGCGCTCCCACCGCCAGTGGATTCACCCTCGTCTCTCTGTTGACAGACTTAGGAAACGCGGTCGAGCATGAACGTCACGTCCAGTGCGCCGTTGGCGATCACCGCAAGACCATCGGGGAAGATCATCGGCATCGGGTACAGACGGCCCGGCTGCACCTCGAACGGCCCGACGAGGATCTTGCTGCCGCTCGCGTTGGTGAGCATGATGCCCGCGCCGGACTCGAAGGTCGGGAACGTCATCGCCCCGGCGCTCGCGCCGTCCTCGCCGCTCTTGCCGCGGCGTCCCTTGGTGGCCTTGCCCTTGCGCGCGCGGCCCTTGCCCTCGGCCTCGCCTTCGCCCTCGACCTCGCCGTCGCCTTCCTCGCCGCGGCTGCGGCGCGTGGTGCGCGCGGCCTGATCCTTCCCGGCCTCGTCGTTCACCTCGTCCTGCCCGCCGCGCCGCGCGCGCCCGGCACCGGCACCGGCCACTTGGTCATCCGGGCTGCCCCGGACGCCCTTGCGCACGCGCACCGCGTCGTCCTCGTTCTCGGGACCGTAGTTCGGACCCTTGCGCACGCGCACCGCCTCGTCCTGCTCTTCCGGCGGGTCGTCGCCGCGCCGCTCGGCCTCTTGCTGCCGGCGCCGCTCCTCGGCGCTCAAGCGGGGGTCGCCGCCACGCGTACGGGATTCGTTCACGACGAAGGTAAAGCCCGGCGCTGGCTGGGTGCCGCTCTGTGAGCCGGCGTCGGTGGTGACCATCACCGGCATCGGGATGTCGGGCGGCATGGTGTTCTGGATCGCCACCGCTTGGATCTCGGTGTCCGACCACGAGGTGATCTCCGCGGACGGCATGTTGAACGGCGCGCCGATGGTCAGCTTGGACTCGGGACCCTGCTCGCCGAAGTTCGTGCCGGTCACCGTGATGGCGGTGCCGTCGGGGCCGCTTCTTGGCTCGACGCTCTCGATGCGCGGGATGTCGTCGTTCACACCCCCGCCGCCCCCCTCGCCACCACCTTCTTCCCCGCCTTCCCCTTCACCCTCGTCGGGCGGATCGGTCGGCAGGCCGGTCTGTCCGACCGACGAACAGAACAGGCCAATCAGCCGGCAGGAACCCTCGTACACCGCGGTCGGCTCGTCGCCGGCCGCCCCTTCCACCACAACGCGACGCGCAGCGCCGTATTCCATGCTGACTCCTTCAGGTAGTGGACGCGGATGCGTCCTCGGGGCCGATGAGCGCGTGCGCGTCCCCGATCAGCGCAGGCGCGGGGTCGATGCTGAAATTGAACACGACAGGGGAGAAATCGACCTCGGCCTTGACGCCCACCAAGTCGGGAAGCGTCTTGCGCAACAGAACTTGCGCGGCCGTG